GCGCTGCATGTCGAGACCAAAGTTACCCATGTTGCCAGCTGTGCCTGTCTGGAATGCGTTAGGTCCAGCGTAGGTGGGTCCTTGGTAGTATCCTGTGTCTAAGACGCCATTGAAGGCACCTTGGCCGCCCTCTAGGGCTTGGTCAACGTAGGGCTCATACTGTCGAAAGCCTGCCATGTTGGCATCGTTCATGGCCTTCATATTCTTGCGGTCTTCTTTAGCGGCCTTGTTGCCCATGATGCCGCCTATGACAGCTGGTGCAACGGCACCAATGATTTGGCCCCACATGCTGGATACTCCTTTAGCCTTTGTTGGCTTTTTATTTTTATTGGTCTTTGGGTAGCTACACTTGGACCCAGGCTGTCCCGTTGTAGACAACCAGCCCTTGGTAGCTGTTACCCAGAGGGTTCCAAGGTGACACGGCATAGCGAACCATGCCCTTCCGAGGGCTGCTAGGTGCATCATTGGCTACCTGGGGTGCTGCGTCAGCTATAGACTTTACTGATGCCTCAATCTCTCTAAGCTCATCTTGGATGAAGTTCTTGAAGCTAGCCTCTAGGGCGGGGGTGGGTCGCCTAGTGTAGACCCTAGTGAGAATGTTAAGCTTATCTGACAAAGACATGGTCAACGTCTCCCAGTGGCTACAACCTCGACGTCCATGCCTGACAGGGTGAAGTCTTTGATCTCTGACGTCTGCACCTTGTAGCTGAGGTATCGACCACTGATACGTGTATCCACCTTATACTCAGTGGAGCTATCAAAGTTCACTGGGGCCTCATAGAGAGGGACGTTGGGTGGTAAGTCGGCAGCACCAAAGGTGAAGTCAAAGAACTTATCAGTGGATGGCGTGGATATCTGAGGATATAGCCTCTTGATGATCTTGTAGCTACTCAAGGGAAGCTGGGCTTCTTGGTCTAGGTCAATACCTGTGCGCTCTAGGTACACAGGTTTATTGACCTCAGTGGTCTCAGGTAAGTTTAAGGACCCAGAGTCTACAAGGTCGAGACCTAAGAGACGGGGGCTAGTGATACCAGCGGCGGTGTCCTTCTTGGAGACCATGACTGGGTATCTGGTGAACTTGGATTCCTGAGCGTGATAGGTGCCACCTGTTGCATCATAGGTTAACCCTGTGGTGGCATAGGTAGTCACGGCGTCTAGGTTAGCTAGGGATCCTGAGGTTACATTAGGGAGATCCACGAAGGACCATGTGTCTGATCTATAGTTGTAGACAGCCGCCCTGTTGCAGCCACTTACGTCACCATAGACAGCTAGGTCATCACCTGAGTGGTAACAGAAGTAGATCTCTTCTAGGTCGGCCACATGCATGACAAAGCAGGCCTCTTGTAGAGACATATCGATACCATTGAAGATGTAGTCTCGGACACGGTTGTCACAGATGGACTGCCTGGTGATACCATCGTTGACATAGATGTCATCTGTATCGAAGACGTAGTGCTTACCTTCGACCTCTAAGATGCAGTTCTGGTTAATTACACCAGCATCATCAAAGACCTTACGGAAGTTGAATATGAAGGTGCCACCTACGAACTCCATGTTCCACACTTGATCACTGGAGTAGATCAGGAAGTTGGAACCTAGGGTGGCCCCGTCCACTATGGGGGTCCTAAGCTGCACAAGATCATTGAAGCCTGCAGACTTGGTGGTGTCTGTTGCATCCCAAGATCCGGGGACCTGGTTGGCTAAGGTAATATCTGAGAAGCGTACCCGGTTGGGGTAACTTGTGCTTCCCTCGGTTAGGTTCAAGGCTAACATGAAGTCACCAAAGGACCTCAGGGACCTAGTGCGCCATGTGCTATCCCAGTTGGCTAGGTCACTAAAGTTACTGGCGGATGGGGTTCTAGCGATTGGTACTCTAGAGGGCCTGTTGAGGTACTCTACTGAGGCTAGGGTGGTGCCGGTGACTGGGGCGGGGGATGCAGACTGGGTGTCTGTGTGTACTGAAGACACAGCACCATTGGCAAACTCTTCCACTGAGAAGTCATCGTTGACTATAAGTACTGTGTCGAAGGTGCCGGGGTTACTTAAGCCAAAGACAAAGGATGGGACCTTGGTGCTGGAGCTAGTGTAGTCATATGCAGTCCTGAAGACTGGTGATCTCTCTACGTTGCCATCTGAGAACCTGACGTTCTTAGCTCTGGTGAAGGCATTAAACGGTAGGTTGAAGGGGTCAACATCAGTGATTACCCCTGCAGCACCTAGGTTTCTAATGGGGAGCAGGGGCATCTATGTGTATCCTATGTCTTCATGATGAAGGCTAATGCATAGTAGGGGGGTCTGTTCTCGTGACTAGAGTTACCACCCTTGGAGCCAATGCTTGTAGACACAGAGATACCTGTGGTTGAGCTACCTGTTTGTTGGGTTTCAGGGACAGAGTCTCTACTACTGGTCCCAGAACCAGAGGATCCAGTAGCGCCCTTAAATGAGTGAGAGTGCCCTGGGTCACTTACACTGGAACTGGCACTGTGGTTGTGCGAGGGCATCTGGGAGATACTGAGGGTCACACTAGAGGCACCACCTGTGTTACCTGTGCTATAGCTAGAGCCAGAACCAACGATAAACCTGTTGCGGAGATCGGGGGTTCCATTGCTACCGTTACACAGGACAAAACCTGATGGAATGCTATTGTTGGACCCAGACCACATCATGATAACACCAGAGGGTACACTGGATATATTGTTTATCTGGGTCTGGATAGAACTGGTGACACCATTGAGACGGTTGAACTCAGTACCAGTGACACCAGCTGCAGCTGCACCAGACAAGATGTTTAGGTCAGCTGTGTTACCAGTGTAACCATCTAAGGTGTTGAGCTCATCTTGGGTGCTGGTGACTGCACCAGTGATACCGGGGAGAGTAGCCTTGATGGTACTCTTGACTAGACGGATGTGGTCATCAGCCTGGGCGAGACCATCGGTGGCTACTGGATTGCTAGAGTTGAGGTCACTGATGTAAGTGCCGGTTTCTAAGGCCATACTGGTGTCCTATCTATGGTTACTATGGTGTCCTAGGTGTCTTAGGTAGACCTAGGTGGGCCCCCAGGGTCTACTGAAGGCCTAAAGGCCAGTGGAACGCGTAAGCTAGGTTATGCGAGGTGGAGCCATGCGCCATACCCCAGCCACGCTAGCTCAACACTGGTGAGACGTAGGCGGGTAGACCCCATGTCATCCGGGGGTCCCCAATAGAGGTTCAGGGATGGGAAGACATGGATGCAGTTGTCTAGGTCTGGGGTGATGACGCTTAGGTACATGCTGGGGGACCTTTGTTTTCTGAGGTAACTAGGAAGACCTTTGTTTTCTCAGGTGGGGACCTCTGTTAACTGAGGTAACTAGGAAGACCTTTGTTTTCTGAGGTGGGGACCTCTGTTAACTGAGGTAACTAGGAAGACCTTTGTTTTCTGAGGTGGAGCCTCTGTTAACTGAGGTGGGACAACAACAACAACAACGAAGGTCTTTAACGGACTTTTGAAATCTATTGATTGATTTGGGTACTGGGGGCCACGAAAGCTGGGCATGGGACCCGTGAAATCACTGAGACATTCCTAAGTCATTGATATCATTGGATGCATAGGTCAACGGATAGTGTATCCGATGACAAAACGTAGGATAGTGAACCCAGACCTAAGACATTAGATCCATTGTCGTCAGAATTGTTAGGCTAACAGTCATAATCTTTAAGACAAATCGGGACCTAAGCCCACCAGAGTAAACCTCAGTCTACCTAAGCCCACCAGAGTAAACCTCAGTCTACCTAAGCCCACCAGAGTAAACCTCAGTCTACCTCAGTCTACCTCAGTCTACCTCAGTTGATCCACGGAAGACCAAACCACCCTGGGAGAAGACATGAGACAGTCTGGGAGAGGACTGTAGCGTCAAGGGGTTTGGTCATCGGTAGATCACAGGTCGTCGTCACTGGTAGCTTCCTTCGTATAGGGGTCTGTTAGTACCTAAGTTGTATTTGGGGGTCTTTTGTCTACTTAAGAGGCATCGGATTCACAGGATTAGTCATCGGATAAGGGGCAAATAGTGAACATCGGTTATCTTAGGGTAAAATACCTTGATAACCATAGAACTAAGGCCTATGTGGCCTAGAAGGGACTTAGGTCCTAGGTTGGTGCGGGAGAGCTAACCTTTAGTACTCTTTAGTGTTACCCCCGCACCAGCTGCCTTACCTAGTTACTCTTCAGTAAGACAGAAGCTACAGAAGTCATCCTTAGATGGACCTCTGCAGCTGACACATGTCTTCCATATCACTCGCATGTTCTCTGGCCTGTCTGTGGGTCGTAGTAGCAGGCCTCAGCACCCTCAGCACCACCGATGTCAGTACCTGTGCCTTCCTCGACCTGTGGTTCAGCTGTGTCCTCACTGGTTGATGCATTGAGTATGCCATAGCGTTTACCACTGGCTCTGAAGGTTGTGCAGCCACTGGCACCACCATCATAGGCTTGCATGTAGACGTCCTTGAACTGTTCCCAGGTGACATCAGCACCTACGTTACATGTCTTAGAGCAAGCAGAGTCCACGTAGTGTGATGCTAGGTTGAGCACTGCCACATGGTCAAACACAGAAAGATCATCGGCCTTCTCTCCTTCGATCCCATGCACTCGGTAAGCGTAGTCCTCTACTCGTTCTATCCTAGGTCCATCAAAGGTTTGGATCGTGCGGTCATAGTAGTGGCTGAAGACTGGCTCTATCCCTGAGGACACATTGTCAGCTGATAGACTGATGGTCCCAGTTGGGGCCACAGACAACAGATGGCTGTTGCGGATCCCATGCATACCGATGGCTGCTTGGATGTGGTCTGGTAGTGTCTTGATGAAGTTAGACTCCATATACTTGACGTTATCATAGAGGGGGAAGCTCCCCTTTTCAGCTGCAAGTACCACTGATGCCAAGTAGCATTGGTCTCTTATGACGCCCATGACTTCACCTAGCTTATCTAGGAACTCTTCAGAGCCATACCTTAGACCCAGCGTCTCCAGGGCATTGGCTACCCCAGTCACACCTAGGCCCATCCTACGTTTATCCTTAGCTTCCTTCTCTTGGGCTGGCATAGGATAGACCGCACGGTCCACTACGTTGTCCATCGCTCTCACGACTGAAGGGATGTCTCTAGACAGCTGCATGATATCCAGGGAGAACTCATCGGTGTAGGGGTCTTGTCTGATGTACTTGGTCAGGTTGAATGACCCCAGCAAGCACGCGCCGTTAGGTGGCAGGGGCTGCTCACCACATGGGTTAGTGGCTGCTATGGTCTCACAATACCACAGGTTATTCTTCTGGTTGATACGGTCGATGAACAAGATGCCTGGCTCTGCCCAATCCCAGGTAGACCTGAGGATATCATCCCATAGAGCCCGTGCATCCACTGTCTTGTACACTTGGCCTTCAAAGGTCAGGTCAAAGAAGTCACCAGTCTTGACTGCGTTCATGAAGGCATCAGTAACCCCGACACTAATGTTAAACCCTGTCAGGTTAGTGCTGTTGTTCTTGGCTCTGATGAACTCCTCGATGTCTGGGTGGTCTACACGTAAGACACCCATCTGAGCCCCTCTACGGTGTCCCGCTGAGGCTATGGTCTGGCATACAGCATCAAAGATACCCATGAAGCTGATGGGGCCTGATGACTTACTGTCGAGGCTTTTGATCAGGGCACCTCTCGGTCGTAGGGTGCTAAAGTCGTAACCTATGCCACCCCCAAGCTGCATGGTTCTAGCTGCGTTGGTAGCAGCCGCCATGATGCCTTCCATGCTGTCCTCGATGGTAGGGGACACAAAGCAGTTGTAGGGCGTCACGGTCCGGGGTGCGCCCATAGCACTCTGTACCCTGCCAGCTGGTAGGAAGCGCTGGTTGTACAGTATGTTTCTAAAGGTATCGAAGTGATCGTCACTGTCCTTGAGGGCATTAGCTACCCTTGTCATAGCCTCTTTGAAGCTCTCGCCTACTGAGCGATACTTCATCTTATGTATTTCCTCTGAGATTGGCAGGGCTGGGCCAAAGTCGTTCTTCATGTCATTCATTGGGGTTATTACCTTCAAGCATATTGATACGCATCTCGCAGTAGCGAATGCACTTCTCTAGATCTGTGATTTCGGATTCGTTCTTGGTTAGCCCATCGTATGTCTTACTGCCTGCGCGGCTGGCGTACTTGATGACGTTACCACGCCAGAACTCCATGCCGTTTCTCATGATGTATCTGACGGGCTGTATAGACCACTGGGTGTAGTGTGATGGGTTCTTTACTGAGTCAGTCATGGGCTGTCTCCAGTGCTTTCCTGGGGCGTCCACCGCGCTGCCCAGCGTGTCTTGCATAGTCAGCCTTGAGGGGGTCAGAGAGCCGTGACATAGCATTGCGCCCACCATTGAGCTCCACGACTCTGTCGTTGTCTCTTTTGCAAACCTCAAGGTAGCGGTCCCACTGGGACAGCACTGAGGCTTCAGTCATCCCTGTGCTACGTTTTCGTGGCATTAGTTTCATGTCTTGGCTCCCATAGTTTGATTGTGTTGTTGTCCAAGTCCCAATCCTCATACCTGAGGATCCGCGCTAGTCGGGCTTGGGTAAGCGCATAGTTCGCGTTTAGTTTCTGCTTGGCATATGCGTTGACCACTGTGGGCCAACTAGGGTTTTGCTTGAGCAGTTTCTCGGCTGTCTTAGGGCCAACCGAGGGACACCCAGTGTAGCCATCGGTGACATCGCCAGTGAGTGCTTGGGTGTAGAACCATAGATCTGCTTGGGCCTTGTTGATCGTTTGGAACTCACCAGACATAGGTCTGAAGAGCTTACATGGCACCGACTTGAGATCCTTGTCATCGCTGATGACTATGGTTTGATGACCCGGTGCTGAACCTAAGATGCCCATGACATCATCGGCTTCCAGCATCGGCTCTATGTGCCATCGGTAAGTCTTCTTGACCCACCTCAGCATCTCCAGGTAGCCAACAGGCTTCCTGACCTTCTTGCGTCCACCTTTGTATGTGGAATCTAGTTCTTTTCTAAAGTTACCTTTGTCAGACAAGCAGACAATAAAGTTACCAGTGCCTAGGTGGTCACAGAAGTCATCTATACTCTTCTGGAATACCTTCTTAGCTTCCTTCAGATCTGTAGACAGGGACCATATGTCATCACCCCAGTCTATCTCAGTCTCACAGGCCGCACAGGCTCTGTAGAGATACAAGTCTCCATCAATGAGGAGTACTGTCTCTGCCTGAGGCGACTGCAAATACTTCTTTAAGTAGCTCATCTAGCTCTCCTTTAGCTTCCATGCCGTACTCTGTGATGATCCACTTATGGGCATAGGTTTCGTCGCCAACATTGGTTGTGATCAGTCCCTCGCTGGCAGCTATGGCAACGTAGAAGGCACCTTTACGTGAGAAGTCACCACTGATACTGAAGGGCTGTCTCCACGCCCTATCCAAGACCAAGTAGAAGCACATGAAGTGTGCCATCTGGGGGTTAACCTCAGTGTGTAGCAGCCCAAGTTGCTCCCACGGAATGTTCTGAGGTGATGGGTATTTTAGTTTTGAGAGCAACCCCTGCTTCTTGCGCCATTCTTCTAGTGATATCACCGACATCGGCAGCTACCTCTTCTGTTTTACATGCGATTTGAACTTCATCGTGGATCCACCCAACGATGTATGCGTCACCTTCGTGATGCCTGGTTAACTCAGCATCTACTAAGTCTACCCACTTCTTGCAGATGACAGCGCCAGCTGACTGTAGAAGCTGAGAAAGCAGCTTATGCTCACTACGGACATTCAACAGACGTCCATCGAGGCCTTTGAGGTGGCCGCGCTGGTATGCCCTGCGAAGGTTTGTCTGAAGCTGTGCGAATGCTGGGATGGCTTTGTTGAAGTTGTCTTTAAGCTCCTTGCCTTGCCTAGCGTTGCCACCGGCAATCTTACCAATCAGCTGATCACCACCGCCATACATGGTGGCATAGATAAACGTCTTGGCTTGATCTCTGGTGGCTAGACCAGCTGCCTTCTGGTTGTGCGTATGGATATCACCATCGAGCACCTGTTTTGCATACTCACCACCGTCATCTAAGTAATGCGCGAGACACCTAAGCTCCAAAGAAGCTAAATCAGACCCAAGCAAACACCAGCCCTCAGGCACCGTGAATAGACTACGACACTCTGCGCCATACGGAAGGCCACATTTTGGAATTTGACTGAGGTTTGGCCCTCGATGAGATGCTCGGCCACTGACAGTGCCCCCAGACACGATTGTGTGTCTTATGCGCCCATCGTCATCGACCTTCTTAAGCCACGCTTGTGGACCTTCAGCTAACTGGCCGATGCGCTTCTGTACTAAGAAGAACTCAGCCAACGCCTGTGCCTCAGGGTAGTGCAGCCCAGCCAGCACTGTTTCGTCTATCTGGGCGTGTCCGTTGTCTGTGAACTTCTTAGGTTTCCAGGCGTACTTCTGCTTGAGACAGAACTCTATGTGCCGCCGTGAGCTAGGGTTAAAATGGATGGTCTTACGTTTAACAAATAGCTCACCCTTCTTGTAGCCACGGGCTCTGTTGTTGACCTTAGGATAGAAGTCTTCGGTTATTTCCCAGGGCGGGAAGAGCTCATGCAAACCATCTTCTAGCTCTTGCCGCTTCTGTGCTAACTCAGAGTAGAGCTTGGTGGCTGCAGCCTTGTCGAAGGTCCAACCATTGTTGCCAATGCGGAAGCAAACCTCAGCCAACCTGTGCTCTAGGTCTATGCTTTCTTGGCTGAACCCGCTGTCCATAAACACCTGGTACAAGGTCATAGTGACAGCGGTGTCTTGAAGACAGTAGTCTAGCATCTCTTGGCTGAAGTTCTCCCAGCCACCATCGTATTCACCTTTGTATATACCGATGCGATAACCCCATGCCTTGAGGCTGTGGCTACCTATGAGCTTCCGGGGGAACTCATGAGGCTTGAGTTGATGCTTGATTGTATCCGTCTCGGCTAACGTAGTTCTCATTAACCGGGACATAACTAATGTATCTGAGACTTTGCCTTGGATGCTAAAGTCTGGATACAGCTTCTGAAGAACAGGTATGTCGTAAGCTATGATGTTATGACCGATGACTTCCTCGGCATTCATCAAGACATACAGCGCACGGTCTATCTCATCGGGGCCAAACGATAGCTTTTCGTTGGTCTCAACGTGTCTTAGACAAATGCAATGTACGGTGCTTACAGTATCAAGTAGGCCGTTGCTCTCCAGGTCAAAGACCCAGCGGCTCACTCTTCAGTTGGCCTTGCCTTGGGGCGTAGGCTAGTCACGGGTGCTAAGTTCTTAGCTGGCTGTACCAGCTGGGCCTTGAAGCATTGGTCTAGCGAGTGTTGATATAGGTCCTTTTGGTGTGCCCAAGACACACAGTCATCAAAGGATTCAAAAGCCACAATGGCTACAAAAGAGTTTACTAGGTTCATCTGTTATCACCTGACCCTTCCAGCTTTCCACGCTCTTGGCGTGACTTAAGCTTCTCCAGATTCATGTGGCCGACCTCGTTAAGGCTGATGCCTAGGTCACGTGACAGTGCAGCGATATACCAAAGGCAGTCACCAAGCTCACTAGCTATCGCAACGCGCTGGGCATCCTTGAGGTCCTCTAGACCACCTTGGTCGATCCCGTGGTCTCGGATAAGCTTCTTGATCTTGTCACAGACCTCGCCTGCTTCTGAGGCCAACCCCAGTGCTGGATAGACAACCTTCCACTTGTAGATGGCCGTGGCAGCTGTGTCTGCCTGGTAGTCGTTCATGGTCAGGGAATACAGATAGTCTGTCTCTCTATTTCTCATGTTGCTCTCCTTTTTCTAGATCCATTAGCCTCAATGCTAGGCGCGCCATTTGCTTACCCATTCCCTCTTGGACGTAACCTGTGAACAATGGTCGGCGGTCCTTAGCGCTAAGTGCTTCGCCAGCAATCAGAGCAAAGGTTTTACCGTCATCTGGGTGGTCTATGACCTCAAAGGTTATATGCCCGACCTCATACCGCTCACGCTTAAACGTGGTGGGGTTAGGGTGCCTTTGTTTGCTTTTGTGAGAGTGTGCTCCCATGTTGCTCTCCTCTTAGTTAAAATGGTGCGTCGAAGGCACCAAAGTTACCCTCGGCGTCTTTGAGCCTGCCTGTGGTCTGGCTGTACTGAAGGACACCAGCTGCACCGACTTCCCCAGTGTGCCTGTTCTTCAAAACCACTAGGTTTCGCAGGCCAGCTGTGGGTTCATCTGGGTCTACTTGGATGCCAATGCAGCAATCAGCCAGCTGGGCTATTGCATGGGATCCACGGAGTTGGCTAAGGCTTACCTTGGCACCGCCTTCGTGCCCTGTGTCGCCCTGGGGGCGGCGTAGGTGGCTCACGACGATCAGACAGATGTTGAGCTCTTGAACTAAGACACGTAGCCTGTTCATGATGTCATCTACCAGGCGTCTTTCGTCTGACACTTGCCCCGTCAGCCCAGACACTAGGATGCTGATGTGGTCTAAGAAGATGACCTCAGCGCCCAGCGCCTTGTTCATGTAGCGAATGCGATTCAAGATGATGTCTATGTCGGTCGAACCAAAGTGATCGAACAGATAGAACTGACGGTCTTTGACTAGGTCATCAAAGGACGCCTCGATCTCTTCCTTGGTGGTGCAGTCAGGATCCACACTGATGTTCTTATCCATGTGTAGACCAACCATGCCCTGGGCGGTTCTCTTGGTTGTCTCTTCCAGCATCAACATGCCGATCTGAAAGCCACCCATGTGAACGTGGTAGGCAATCTCTCGGACGAAGGTTGACTTACCCACACCACTACCAGCGGCTATTGTCACAAGGGATCCAAGCCTCAACCCTTTGGTGATCTCGTTGAGCCGCTGATAGGGGTACTGGATAGGAGACACGGCCTCTTGTTCGCCTATGGTCTCACGTAAATCTGATGCGCTCACGATGCCATCCGGGCGGTACTCACGCGCCTGCCAGATAGCATCCATGATGGCTTTGGCATTACCGTCCACCAGAGCCTCTGAGGCGTCTTTGTAGGAGCCTAAGTTAGCTATCTTAGCCATGCCTATCGGAAGGGCCTCAGCGCACTCCAGAGCCGCCTCTTGTCCTGCCTTGTCGTTGTCAAACATCAGTATGATTTCTTTGAAGCCACACAGGTAATCGTAGTTGTTCATGAGGGCTTTTTTGGCTGACTGAGATCCGTTGGGGACACTGACGGTCGGCCACTTGTTGCCTTGGGCTTGAGACACCGACATGCAGTCTATCTCGCCCTCGGTTATCACTAGCTTGTTGCCGTTAGACCAAAGGTGAGACCCAAACAGGGTCATGGCCTTGGCATCACCTACGATGGAAAACTTCTTGTCTTTCGTGCGTACTTTCTGAGCGCAGCGCTGGCCGTTCTTGTCGCGGTAGGTCGCAAGTTGCACCACTTGACCACCGTGCTTACCGACGCTGTAGTCAAACTTTCTGCATGTGGCCTCGCTCAGCTTACGTGATGCTAGATGCAAGTGCTCGCCGGGGATCAGGTCACGGTTAGGCGGTGTCTTACTTATAGTGCGCTCATATCCAAACTCTTCCTTGCCATAGGTGGCGCACCCAAAGCAGTATGTATGACCATCGTCATACAAGGCGGCGTTGTCTTTAGATCCACAGGTTTCGCAGGGGACATGGGCAACAAAGTCGCTTTCGATAAGCTCAGTCATTTGTATCTCCCAAACAAAGCTTCCCACTCGGAAGGGACGACCCCAGTCATGATAAACTCACGCTCATCTACCGTCAGATGACTGAAGACGTTCTGTGATAATTCGCCTTCCATCCAGCGAGACATCTGTTCTTCAGTGACATCTAAATCGAGCGTTAACTCTTTTCCTGTCAAAGGTGACTTGCGTTTGATTTTCATGGAGCACCTGCTTTAACCCAAGCAGTCACCTGATCCATAAGCTTCTTAGCTTGGGTCTGGCACAGGATCATTGTCTTGATTGCTTCCTTTGCCGACTCTACTTCCTTGTCGGCTTTAGCCATCCAGGAATTGAGTTCTTTATGGAGAACAACAAGCTTTTCACTTATTTGGTCTTCTTGGTTACCGTCTGGACCAAAGAACTCTTCTCTAATCTCTGACACCCAGCCCCACCTGGTGATGTCTAAGCATTCAGCCACAGCTTGGTCGGTGTCTTTACCTTTGTATCTCTGCTTTTCAGTGTCGTAGACGTCCTGCAGTAGGCCAATGATAGAAAGCTTTTGCTCCCTAGTAGGCTTTACAAGGTCATTGGCTTTTGTAGATTTCGGGGTAGTTTTTCTTTTAGTCGTCATGTGGTTTCTCCCAATAATAAAAAAGGGGCGACCTAAGCCGCCCCCTTGCTCTCACTTTTTGTGGAGATGCCCAGGTTTCTTAAGACGCCTGGTCTCTCGCTCTCGGATATGTGCCATTCACACGCTCTCCTTTGTTGTGGCTTCTTTCAGCCAGTCATCAGGTATGACCTTGTTGGCATACCTAAACCCATGCTTCTCGCAGTAGGCTGCGTAGGTGGTCTTGGAGCCCTTGTAGAGCTTTGCATTCTGATTACTGAAGACGAACCTGATGTCTAAGTCAGGCTGTTGCTTCTGGATCAGAAGGTGCTTAGCTCTATCCATGACAGTCCAACGCCCCTTTGTTTCGACATAGAAAAAGCCGCCAGGTTTTGGCAGCTTGAAGTCGGGGGTGTACTTGGATTGTCGGGCAGGGATCACATAGAGGATCTTCTCGGTCTCATAGAGTAGCTCGATGCCAGCTTCTTTGATTTGCTGGGCGACCTTGTCTTCAAGACCAGAGCGAAACCCATACTTAAGACTAACCTGTTTAGAAGTCGTAGTTATCTTCTTCAGCGTCTTTGGTCTCAAAGCTTTGAGCTCCTGTTACTGTGTTGACTACATAGCCGCCCTCGACAGCATCAAAGCCACCACCGTCACCACCACCACTCGACACTGGGTCAATCACTTGTACGGCACCTAGGCGCAGGCTGATGCCCTTCTTCCCCGCTGAGGTGTAGCCATCCGCAATGCCAGAGACACGAAGGGTAGACCCACCAAACATGGATGGAACTTGGTCGCGGGGGATGGGGTTACCTTGGGCATCAAAGTACTTAGGTTCGTACTTGGATTGGAACTTGAAGACGATCTCGCCGGTCTCTGGATCTTGATCCATCGGCATCATCACCTTGTCCTTAGCACCGAAGCTTTCGCTTTTGACGTTCTCTAGGATTTCCTTAAGTGACCCGGCGTTCTCTGGGGATATCTTGAGTTGCACCTTGTATTTGCCCTCAGCGTCAAAGGCTGTGTCTGGGCGTCCTGGTTGCAACCAAGGATATTGGGCTGTTCCAGCTGGGCTTGTAAATCTAGTCTTGCTCATCTTTTTTAGTCTCCTGATTGGTTTGGTTTGATTTAGCCCCAGGCAAAGTTACCTTCGCCTCTTTGGCTTGCTTGAGAAGCCAGTCGGGGATGTCCTGTCCTTGGTTTTGGAACAGGCTACACAAGCCCAAGATTTTCTCTCTTGGGTGCATTTCGACGATCCTTTTCTGTTACTTCTTCGATAGGGGTCTCTTAGTCCCAGACGCAAAAAAGGCCCCACTTAGGGGGCCTCTTTGGTTCACTTAGGTTTGTTGGTCTTAGTTAAGAAAAACAGTATTCACTGTCGCGGATTGCGCTGATGTCTAGGTCACCTTTAGTTGGCACCGGGGGTAGATCCATGTCTGGGTCAGACAATCGATCCCTGCATTCCTTCTCAAAGTTCGCAAAGACGCACTGGTCCTCATACATGTTTACGAAAGCATCTCGGATGCAGTGGTAGAACTTCCATGTCTTATCTATGGACGTCCCAAAGCTGTCGTGAATCATAAAGAAGTCCTCCACGCCATTCTCTAGGCCCTCACAGATAGACAAGTGCATGTGGGCGGCATCTAGGCTGTGGATGGCATTAGGGCTAACCCCATTCCTAGACTTTCGTGTGTCAAACACAGAACCAAAGCTACTCACGTTGACCCTAGTCTCTTTCCGCAGCTTGGCCTCTCGATCCCACAAGAAGATCCTCACACGCTTTACGTCAGCCTTGGTGTAGCGCTGGACAACAGGAAAGCCTGAGGGTGACGTCCAGCGTACCGACTTGCTTTCCCTAGCCAGAGCATCCGCATATGCTTGGTAGAACTCCATGCCAGAAGCCACTGACTTGATGACCGTCTGGACCGCCTGGTAGTTTACCTTAGCCAAGAACCTAGCATAGGACTCTTGTTCTCTACGGCTTACCCCAAACGGATGCTCACTAAGCTCACCATAGCTTACAGCCTTCTGTAGTGGCTGCATGAGGTCCTCGATCAGTTGATCACCAAAGCCTCTCTCAGCTGAACTGTATCCGTAAGTCATGACGTTACGCTTGACCGTGGATCTACCGACACCAAAAGACAACCAGACCTTAGCCTCTTCAGAGTTATCCAGATTAAGCAACCTGTTTACCTCATCAGCAACCACTTGGTAGACGTCTTGGCATTCATCTGATGGGGTCAGGTTAACCATAGCTCCATCCTTGTGACGCAAGGCAGCTGCATAGTGTTGAACACCAGAGTTAGTGCCATCTAGGCTAATCGGTAGGTGACAGACGTAATCCTCGATGCCTTCATCTTGAAGCTTCTTGTATGCGACACAGGCAGCTAGGAACTGGAAGGGCTTGTCAGCCTTAGACCAGATGTCAAAGGATGCCTTAAAGTCTTCAGCCACACTAAGGATCATAGGCTCGTTGTCTAAGCACCATTGGATCCTGTCTTCTAAAGACTTCTTAGAGATCTTATCGAAGTCACCTACGTTGGCTAAGTGAATAGACAACCACCCGGCATCACTCTCCTCGATCTTCTTGCCTCGAGCGAACATGAAGAGCGACTTGATGTGATCATTGCGATGGTAGTTGAAACTAGAGACAGGATACATTCGTCCTCTAAAGTCTAAAGACCAACCAATGTAGAACTCATCAAACTTAGACATCTCTCTAGCGTCATGGAGATCACAGGCTATGACTTGGACGTTGGCCTTCGCCTCAATCCTTTTGACATGCCAAGCCTTCTGGTCTTTCCTGATTTGCTGAATGTATTCCTCAGACAGACCCGAGGTGTCCTCAGGTAACCTAGGTAACTCTGGTGGCTCCATCTCTGGAAACTTACCAAAGCGCTTCCCTTCTTCAGACACCCATTCCAATGCAGCTAAGGTAGTAGGGTTTATCTTGAGAGGGGTGGCTTGAAGTGCATTCAAAGCTTGAAGATACTTAGGTTGACCATACTTCAGACTGTTGTCTATAGCTCTGCGTTGCTCCCCAGTAGACTTACGAACTAGAGGAACCAGAGAAGACAAGACGTCATCAAGGTAGACACCAGTGTCAAAGTCTTCCCAGGGTGTTGGGGGAACTACCATTGGACCAAACATAGGTGTGGCCCAAGCCTCTCTTTCAGTCATCGAGAGTAGTTGTTCACTGGCCTCATTGGTTAACTCAAGTGACCTTAGAGTCTTGAGGTTTACTGTTGTCTCAGTGAGGTTGAAGACACCAGAATACTCTAGGATGGCGCTTAGGATGGGAGCAGCAACTGCTACTCTCTTTCTCATAGACCACTTAGTGACACTGTAGCCTTCCTTGTCTGCAATAATACGCATGGCCTTGAACCTATAGCGTTCACTGGAGTGAGCCTTAGTGACTTGGGTAGACAAACGCTTAAAGAGGTCCTTGTCATGCATCTGCAGGCCTTCAGCCCACTTCTCATGCTCGACCCTAGAGCCAATGTTACTTAGGGCACCCGTGAGTAGGTTCGTATGTAAGACAGCGTCAAAGCAACAGTTGAGACCAATGTATGCTAGGACGTCAGGATCTTGGTTCTCTAACTCCTCGTACCAAACTGACTTCTTACCAAAGCCACTAGAGAACCTCTGTAAGTCTTCTTGGAGTGCTAATGTTATTGCTTGTGATACCTTCGGGAGTGCCTCTACGATGATCCGATGTGGGACCTCTTGTTGGCTTGGTTTTTGTTTCTCTTGTCTTCCCTGGTATCTATCGAAACCTTTAGATTTCATTTGCTGCTCGATGCGAGCCTGATGCTCGCTTAGGGTAGTAAGTGTATTCACTTCACGCCCCCCTCAAATGACCACCCTGTCTTGGGTGGAGCTTGGTGTGGGTCACTCCAACTACTTGCGCTGCGACCGTGGCAGCTACCTTCTAGGTTAGGCTGTTGCATCTATAGTTCTCCCGTGTATTTCTTCTTTAGGGGTCTCTTAGTCAAACCCTTGATATCATTAGATTATTTTAGATTCCAAAATAGGCCCCTAAGAGAGCATCTGTTGTGCTATTTCTTGGAGCGTCTCGGGCTTGGAATGGACATACTTAGCGGTCGTTTGACCACTACGATGACCTAAGATTCTTCCGATCAGCACCGTGTTTACTTGTAAGTCGTTAGCCATGTAGGTAGCCGCTGTGTGACGTAGGGTATGAAACACAAAGCTACCGTCATCAGGGGCAATATGTCTACGTGCTTCTGCCCACGAATTGTAAAACTTACGGTGCGAGTGGTGCTTTTTTGGGCAGAAGTCTAACGCCTGTAAAGCTAGGTATACACTTTTAGGGCAAGGGACCATTCTATCGTCCCCGTTCTTAGTGTCAGTCAGGGATATCCAAGTGCCAGCCGAATCGGTGACAACCATTTCTGGGGTTATGCTAAGGATCTCACCCAAGCGCATACCAGTGCCAACACCAATGGCAACCAGGTGCTTCATCCACCAGTGCTGGTGCCCATCAAAGAAAGCCTTCAGTAGGTCGAGCTCCTCAGCATCCATCCAGCGCACACGACCACCCTTGATCTTAGCAAAGGTAATCTTGGGTGCCTTCTCGACAAGCTCTAGATCCAAGGCCTGCTTGTAGACGCGGCTGATAGCTGCCTTGTAGTGGTTAATCGTGTTCTCACACAGCCCCTGCTCTTGTAGGTGGCCCACGTAGTCGTGGATGTCCACTGCAGTGATCTTATCGAGTGGCTTCTTGCCAGTATCTTGGAAGGCACTGAACCGCGCTAGTTTGGCTGTGGTTTCTGCTAGGTGTTTACCAGACCACATCCGAGTGGCCTCTTTGTTTACGAAGTCAATAAAAGTAATCATCTGTAAGTCTCCCAACTAGTGACAAGGTAAAACATCGTCTTCGGTCATCTCAACGGAACCAAAGCCATCTAAAAATACACAGTGTGATGTATCTAATATCTTCCATATGAAATGAGGCTGAACTCTGAACCACTCACCACGGATACTATGCTTTCTAAGTTTTGAGTGGATACGTTGCTCTAATTGAAAACAGTCCTTTTCAGAGTACATCCCAAAATAAGCCCAGATGAATAACTCATTCCATGAGGCAGACTGTAAAGAACGAAGCCTACCTTTGGGGTGCTTACTTATGCCCACCTTTAAAACGCTATCGTCCTCACGGCACTTAATTATGTAGAGGTACTTGTATTTACTTTTGATTTCAGTTGATCGTTCACATAAGTCCATCTGTAAGTCTCCCAACTTATGACGTTATGACGTTGTGTGTATCCCTGTGTGTATCCCAGGCAGCATCCTTGAGTATCTGGTCTATAGCCTCATCGCGGCTCAAGGTGGTCTGGTAGCTATCTAGGCTGCAGACACGACAGTATTCGGTGACGGTAATGGCGTTACCCCAGCGGCTATCGTCAACGTAGGTTATGCAATTGCAAGTCATGCTGGCACCTCAAGATTGTCAATCCAAGACCGACACTCTGATTCACTTGCAAACCCAGAAGCTAAAAGCATAGGGACAGTACCTAAGCTCCAGTCTTCAAACTTATTTGGATCTACAATCTGCCAAATGACACCAGACGCCGAATACGTCTTATGTAAAAAGTTCCCATGAAGTGCTTCTATTTTGTAACCACGGTAGTCCATCATCTAGTCTCCTTGTTGTACAAGGGCTCTGATGTTTCCGATGATGACTTTGGTTGGTAGCGGAGGAGGGACTTGAACCCCCGACACGCGGATTATGATTCCGCTGCTTACCCCTGTCATCTCCGGGCCATCGACCCTTAATCATCAGATAGTAATTCCTGATGCATAAATCAAGAAGTTTTTGTCTCAAATGTATATAGAGGGCTCTTAGTCTAACCCCAGTTGAAAAAACACCGATCACTTCGTCAGCGTAAACTGATGGAAGCTCCGATGTTAGTTGGGTCATCTTCCTAAGGCAAAGCCATTTAAGTTTTCTTAAGTAGTAAGACAACCATCATACCGATCAGAATGGCGTCGGTTATTGGGACAGGAAATCCAGAGATCATGGATACCCCCTTTCTCTTGTGGTTGTGGGTGACCGGGGATCGATCTCGGTCACCACTATAGCCTCAAAGCATTCTTAGTGACTGCTCTAAGGTTTCCTTGTTTCGCCGGGTCCAGCCACGGCCAAATGTCTCAAAGGTGCTTAGGCGCTCATAGAACCTCTGACGCGCATCATGCATCTTCTCGATGATCTCACGGGGCTCCATGTCAGCCACAGCCTGCAGGGTCTTAGGACCGATGGCTCCATCAGCTGTGGATCCTATGATCCTCTGTAGTGCTTTAGCTGCTCGACTAGGACCTGAGTTTACACCCCAGTCCACCACCGACCAATCGACGCCGCTGGGGAGATCATCAAAGCGTACACCATCGAAGTAGTTCTTTCGGTAAATCGGGGCCACCTTAGTGAAATCTAGGTTCTTCATGTCCTCGATAGTCACCTTATGCCCTACCCATTCCTCATAGACCTTCTGGGTCACACCGAGGTTAGTAGGGCCACCTGGATCATCTGCATGATTTATGAAGCCTCCTTCGTGGTGCAAAAGCATAGACAGGCATTTATCAAAGTTTTTCTTCATTTCGCTACCTTTTTTACTTTCTCGAATGACCTCATGCCCGCCAATCCAAGCATCCCTGTGAGAATAGGAAGCATCACTGAGGTATCAGCCTGTGGAACCATGAATCCAAAGCCCGCGGCGATTGGTGAAACCAGAAAGTTTACCATCAGCCCAAGGACGCACACATACCCACACAACGGACGCCAGCTTGCCGCAAACCAGTTACCATTAGCTTCGGCTTTGTTGACCTCAATCTGAGCAAGCAAAGCTTCTTGAGCGTGACGGTCAGCCATCGTTGATAGCTCATGCGCTAATCGTGCCGCCTGATCTTTGTCTTTGATAAACTTGCTAGCAAGCTCTGTTGCCGGTGAGATTAAGTCTGATAGAAAGCTCATTTCTCATGCCCCAACCAGACAGCAAATGCTCCTGTCATGGCTCCTGTGACCGTAGCAGTCAGTGCGGTTGCTTGGGACGTCATGGCCTCTGGGGTTAGACCCATGAACCACCACAAGACGTCTAGGTAGGCGTAGGTCATGGTGAGCATCATGATGCGGGGCAGTAGCTTCCACGCCAGTATGCGTTCCATTGCTATAGTCATCTTAAGTTACCTCAATATCTACTGTGTCACCCATGAGAGGTGGCGGGGGGATGATGCGCCCGTTCTTGTCATATCTGGTGTATGTCGATTGAATCGGGCTAGGTTTCTCATTGTCTTGGTAGGCCTTAGGTGGCTCAGGTTGGATATCCTGGTATGGCTTGAAGACAATGTTCTGGTGTGTATGGAAGGGCATAGAGACTTTCATGGGCTAGCCGTTCACGGCCTTGTCGAGACCCCAGAACATGAAGACACAGCCGCCTACAAAGATCAGGACACCAGCTGTCATGGATAGGCCCCAAAACAGCTTGTCTCTGGCGGCTGCTTGGGCCTTCAGTGCGTCTGCGTGTCTCTTCCTAGCTGCGCCCATTTCCCGGACAACGGTGTCCCAAGTCCCTGGTCGGCCATAGAGCCTGCAGACAGACTCCAGTTCCTTCATGGTCTCATCGTACTTGAGTTTGCTTTGGGCTATCGCCAGACCCTCCTGCTCGGGGCTAGAGAGACGCCCCAGTGGGCCCTTGTGTTTACCTGACTCGGCCAGCTGGATCTCACTATCGATCTGCCCAAGTTTACCAAAGTGCGGTAGTAAGTCATTGATGTCTCGGCCTGCCTTAATGGCCGTGGAGATGCCGCCGCCAATCTTAGCGACAGCACCCGCCAAGGCGAGTACTTCGATCATAGGTTGAACCCCATGTTATTACATTTGTTATACGGGTGGGGTGCTAGCGACCCGCTTCAATCAAGCGGTCTATCTTAGCATCCAGGGTGTCCAAGCGATCCATGACGCGAGACATGGCTTGGTTCACTTCGTCGCGCCGGGCGTAGTCACGGGCGAACTCTTCACGTGTTCTAGAGAGTAGTATAGATATTCTATTGATTTCTTCATAAGCGGATCTGAGGATCCAGCCTACCAAGGCTAATACGACTGTGAGGGCTCCCGACCAGATGACCTCTGTCTCCATCAGTCTGCCTCTGCAATCGTTAGTGTGCCAGCCTCAACCTGCCGCATGATCTCTGCGTAGTGGCGGTTGGCTAAGTCTAAGGGGACGGATAGTTCCTGACCGTCGATGGTGGCTTGAATGGAAGTGTTGTTACCTTCTGGGTCAACAGTATTCTGTGCCGATGTGATGTTCATAGTATCCATAGTTATAACTCCGCATCTAAGGAAGAACCGCTACCAATGTTAGCCCCCGCAGATGCTTGGAAAACATAAAGTCTGTTGATTGTAGTAGATGCTGTTCCATTGCCGCCTACGTTTGTAAATGTAGGGTTTGCTCTCATACTAACAGGGTACCAAGCAAATGCTCTACCATAACCGTCACCCATTGTATGGTTATAAGCTCCACCATCAAGTCTCTGAAAATACCGCTGACACTTCGCCAATGTCTCCCCATAGCTTTCGTGCGGGAAGTCGATAGCACTGTCACCAACGTTCAGGCAGACGCCTGTGATTTGGAAGTATTTGTTAGCTGTATCAGACCAGTCAATAGCACCAGAAACAGACATATCTTGTGTGTTGATCCATTGATCTGTGGACGTTGTATGAAATTCAGTGCCAAAAGAACCCCATCTAATCCTTATACCTATGCTTGTTCCTGTTGCCCATGTGCCATCAGTAGGGCCAGCAACTGTAATTGTTTTATATTCCCAAGTGTTTGCAGAGTTTACAGTAAAGGTAGATACAAAACTTCTATTCTTATCTTGGTTGTGAAATGAAACCGCCGTTGTTCCAGTCGTGCTAGATTTAAACCAGAAAGATAAAGTTACCGTCTTTGCATTACTTGTACCCCAGCCTAAATGGGATATAGTGTTGCCTTCCATACGATGTTCCATCTTAAACTGCTCATTGGAAGCAAGGTCAGTTTCTGCTGTGTCAGTGTTTACCTTTAAAGACTTATTGAAACCAGCAGGTCCATCATCTTCTTGTGTAACAGTTATTACTAATTGACCCGTAGAACTACCTCTTGCTAAAAAGCGGTCTACGACAAAAGTATCTGAAGCGCTGTATGTGTTTGTCACCCCCCTCTGAGCCACGGTCATAGCGCCGTTAGTCACCATGTTGGAGCCAGTGATAGCCCCATCATCTACCTGATTACCTAAGTCGGCTAGTTGCCTTGCCTTGCTCATTATACTGCCTCCAATGCTCTTAGTCGTGTTTCAAGAGCCTCTATCTTAGCGATAGCCTCTTTCAAAGCCGCCGTTAAAACAGGAACGATTTTGCTTTGATCAATCCCTTGATACACAGGTTCGCTTCCTGTCGCAGTCCAAGTGTGTCCTTCTTGTAAATCTTCTGGTTCAGCAATACCTGTTTCAACAATTTCACCCGCTGCATCGATTACGTTACCAACAGCCTGTGTTTCATCTTTCACACCGTCAATAGCCTCAGGAACTACTGTCTGAGTTTCGTGAGCGATAAAGCCATCAACAGTTAAATCAGCATCTGCAATAAAATTAAATCGCTTTGGTAAAAGCTGTTTTACTCTCTCAATACCATCAGTAATATCGACTACATTTTCCTTTAAACGGTAGTCAGAGGATGTGACGTAGGAAGTAGCCGTGCCACTGGTTTGTATTCGACCAACAATTCCATTCGGGTTCATAAAGTTTATGTGTCGGCGTGTTCCCGTAGAGCCAAATCGTGACCCTATAACACACGATGTTGACCCTGTTCTGGTATCGTTGATATAAAACTTGTGAACATAATTTGCACTCGTTGTCGTATCATCATTTAATGCCAAAGCTCCACTTGAAATAATCCGCATACGTTCTGCGTATGTGCTAGAGCCTGTTCTGGTATGGAAAACTAAATGATTGTCGTAGTTATTGGATGTGGCAAGAGATGCGATATTCCACGTCCCAACAGAACCACTATCGTTTAATGCTTGTAAAGTAAGGGCAGAATAAGAAGTAGTAGTTGCACTGGAGTTCCGCACACGCAGCCTCGCATTACTTGCCAAAACGCTTGAGGCGCTGTAAGGCTCTGGATCCTCATGAGATAGCTGTAAAATTGAACTAGGGCCAGTAAGGCCGATCCCAACGTTACCGCTGCTGTCGATGCGCATGGCTTCTGAGCCGTCAACCCTAAAGTTAATGCTAGAGTTGGTTGCCGCAGCACCTTCATCAGACGCAATAGTAAATGTCCCGCCATTATTGCGTATCTCTGCGTATGTTGTGTCATCCGTATCAGTCAGATGTATCGTCGCATTTGAGGAGGCCACGTCAAGGTCAGCACTAGGCGAACTCGTCCCAATGCCCACCCGATTATTCGTGCTGTCAACATAAAGCGTGTTTGTGTCTACAGTCAGATCACCAGTCATAGCCACATTGCCAGCAAATGTACCACCGGCACTAGCTGATACAGTGTCAGCCACAGTAAAGCTCTTAAATGCATAGATGTTTACTAAGTCACCTGTTGCAGCCCCAGACGCCAAGGCCACGCTAGTACCTGATGTGGCTGTAAAATCTGATGGATCTAAAACAATCCCGTTCATTACGACTTGAATATTACCTACAGAATACGAAAGGCTTGCGCTGTTATCGTCTGCACCTGAGAATGTAGTTTGCCCAGATGTCGCTGTGTATTCATACAAGATAAGGCTTGCAGTACCAGCGCTGGATGCAGCAATCCAGTTTGCTCCGTCATAGACGCGCATCTCATTAGCAGTGCTATTAAAATACAAAGCACCGGAAACAAGGGCATTACCATCATTGTCTACAGTTGGATCAGAAGTCTTACTGCCGAGGTAGGTATCATCAAAGTTATCAAAGGCAGCAGCCGCAGCCGCAGCACTGTTAGCTGCATTTGTTTCGCTAGTCGCAGCAGCACTAGCTGATGAAGCCGCAGCCGTTGCAGAGTTACCCGCATTTGTTTCACTGGTTGCAGCATTTGTTGCCGATGTAGAAGCCTCACCAGCTTTTGTTGTTGCTGTTGCTGCACTTGTTGCCGCATTGGTTTCTGAAGTTGAAGCATTGCTTGCGGATGTTGCAGCCTCAGACGCTTTTGTAGTTGCTGTTGTAGCCGATGTTGCCGCCGAGGATGCACTAGACGCACTAGCAGTAGCACTTGATGCAGCATTAGTCTCGGCGGTCTCTGCAGCCGCCTGGGCAGCTACTGAGGCTACCTTGGATGTCTCACTGGCAGTAGCGCTTGTAGCCGCCTCAGAGGCTTTAGTAGTAGCTGTGGAAGCAGACCCAGACGCAGAGGTTGCGCTTGATGCAGCATTGGACTCAGCGGTCTCTGCAGCTTGGCGAGCGGTAATAGAACCAGTTTCTGCAGTTTCCGCATTGGTCTCGGCGGTCTCTGCAGCTTGTTTTGCGCTTTCACTAGCAGTCTGGGCGGTGGCGCTGGATGTGGCGCTGGCTGCGGAAGCTACAGCACTTGCAGCTGCGTCTGAGGCAGAGCTTGTGGCGGAGGCTTCACTGGCAGCACTATTGGTTTCTGAGGTTGCAGCATTGGTAGCTGCGGTTTCTGCATCTGTTTTTAACTGGGTGAGTGTACTGACGTCTTCAGAGCTCAGGCCAGTGCCAGAGTAAAAGGATGTCTTTGGCATCTATTGGGATCCTCAGTTATCTAATGATCGAGAGGGCATGATGGACTGGACTGAGCCTGACGTCTCAGCGTCATCAGCTTGACCTTGTAGCTCGCTCAGGAATTGACTGAAGCGTTGCTCAAAGAGGGGACCACGCTCATCCATGAAGTAATCACTGGCATAGCTTAGGGCACCATAGGTAATCAGGTCAGGCGCAATGATTGCCAGGTCGTTTTCATCTGTGTCTGCAGTCATGTCGGTGAACTGAGCGTAGTAGTTCAAGACTGCAGTGCCAGAGCTTGGGTAGGGGTAGATCAAGAACTCATCACCTTGCCGAGCAAAGTACTGGGGTGTGCCCGATTCACCACCTTGCTTGTAGTTCACCATAGTAGACAAAGGTATCCGCTGGATGTTTGTGTTCGTATGGTAAAAGTCCAAGACCTCTAGGAAGTCTGCGGGGACCGTCAGTGATGTAGTTGACGATGTGATTGCATAGTTGAAAGTCTTTTCCATAGACGGAATACGCAGCTGTCTCTGGATCCGGGTTATGCTTTGGTCAACAAAAGTATCCGCTAAGGTATCAGTCAGGTCACTTCTGTTGAGTAGGTCCTTGAAGTGGACCCTGAGTTCACCTTTGTTCATCTAGGCATACCTTTTCTTCTTGGATGGGGCCTTTGGTTTTCTGGGTTTGGCTGTCTTGGCAGCTGCCCGGAAGGCCGCGTCAGTGGGTGCACCTTTGGCACCCTTGCGCCGGGGCTTCTCACCGCGTTTCTGCTTGGCGTGGATATTCGCATAGAGACCCATTCTACATGCCCTCCTTCAGACACTTGCCAGCTAGAGAACAGGTCTTGGGGGTCTTACAGGTTTTGCATGTACCTTTTCCGTCTGCCATCGTTAGATCCTCTTGTTGGTTGCCATGAAGCCATCGAGGGCTTGGTCTTTAAGGCGTTTGACAATCTCTTGTCCTGTGGCTTCCCAAATGTTGAAGCCTTCGCGCATCCACTGCTCAGCTACGGCTGTGGGGATGCTTGCAACACGCATGTAGTCACCCTCTCTGGCGTTGTCTGAGGCATTACGACTGTCCTTCAGATCGTCCATGAAGTCTTGAGTGATGTTCTGTGTGTTCTTTTGAATGATGTTGCCTAGGTTCTCTAGGTATTCTGTTTGAACACCGAGTAGGCTGGGGGTCTTCTTATCTGACATTAAGCTTTCCTTTTAGACAAAGAAAAAGGGCCACCAAAGGAAGCCCAGGGAAGGAGAGCAAACAAAAACCCTGGGACCGCCTAAGGTGGCCCTTTCATAGGCCGAGACCTATTCGTTTAGACTTATGACAAGCCTGTGATCATCCCAGAATCTGAGAAGTTAGAGTGCTTACAAGAGTACTCTCCGACCACAAAATGCTTCTCGCTGTCGCCAGCTGAAGCCAACAGTGTGCGTGAGAATGGACGCAGCACACATGTCTTGAACATCGATGGGTCGATCAAGAAGGCATGTGTAGTCAACTGGTGGCGGTTCAAGACCACTTTGTATTCTCCGTATGGGCTACACGGATCTTCGCCTAAGGGCGTTAACCTTAGACCGTCTTTCGACTGCTCATGCTTTCACATGAGATGAGACTATATCATCACTACTATTTGCAGTGCCTGGCGCTTCCACCCACTTGGGTGTACTTCCTCGCGGAATAGTCGTTGCACCTTCCCCTCTTGGGGCTTGGCTCAGGATTACCATATCTTTCGACTTAGGCTTCCCCTGAATTCACCAGGTTTAATGTACGCTAGCCACTTCAACGTACAGATCAATCACGTTCACCAAGGATTTACCCTGCGCAAACTCACGGTTGCGACCAGAAGATGCCGCAAAGCCAGCAACGATTTGGGCGTCAGCTGGTTTAATCATGAGTACACTTGGGTCAGACCCGTTGTTGAAGCAGTCTTCGCCTAGCTCAAGCAGTTTAGCTTCAGTCAACGCATCGGTTGAGTTAGAACCCGCGTCTACTGTAGTTGAGATCTGTTGAGAGATCGAAGCCATCTCACGCGCTGTAGAGGCATCGCCAGCTACTGCAGCGTTGTCCACGCCAATCAAAGCCCGTTCCAAATCGCGCTTGATTTCCTTAAGTGCACGGCCAAGTTGATATGCGGTCTCTTTCGCTCTACCATAGGTTTTAATCTGGTCGGCTGTTGCACTAATTTGGAAGGCCTTATGCAGAATCTGGCATTGATTCGTGCGTGAAGTAGCTGCAGTCAATGTTGCCATTGAAGCATCTGCCCCTTCAACTTGAGCGTTGTTAGCCGCTGCAGCCAATGAATCCTCAAGCCACTCAAAGTTACGTGCTGAAACCTTCTCAGTTTTCATCATGCTGAACATTGGAGTGTCTGTGGGTGTAATATCACTTATGATATCACTGACGTCTTCGGCGCGGCCGACTTGGTTGTATGTAGTATAGGTAGCCATTGGCTACTCCTTTCGCTGGGTGATTATTGCTCCCAACGCCTTAGCAATGCATCTGCGATATCATCGAGATCACCAGAGCGACTTGGGTTATCCCTTAGACGCTTTGAGGCTTCGCGTGATTTGCGAACCCGGACTTCTTGGTCGGAAGCTGGTGCTTTCTTTGAACGTAAGACCTTGCCCTTGGATGTCTTGGATTTGATCACTTTGGCCTTCGCTTTCTTTTCAGAGGCAGAGGCTTTTGTTTGATCATAAAGACGGGCCTTGTTCAGTATCATGATCACTTGAGGATCCACATACTGATCAACCTGTTCCGAGGGTAATCCCTGCGACACGGCATATGTGCGTATGTCGTTATACAGTTCATTGCCCCAGTCAGGCATCTGTTCTTGGAGAACCTTTACACACTCTTGGGCAGCTGCTTGTTGCTGTTGCCGGGATTGTGCCTGGGCTTCTTGGTAGAACTGATCTGCTTCCTGTTTTAGGAACTTGAGGTCATCTTCTGCTTCCTTGGATTCCTTGCGTAGTGCAGAGAAGTCTTCCTGTGTCATCTGGCGACTAGCGACCAGCATGTCCACTTCGGAATAAGGTTTGTACCGGGCTTCGGCACGTTGCAGAAGTGTTTGATATCGTAGGTCTGCTTTGCTCAAGGCCTCTTCGGCCTCTTTGCGTTTGGCAGCGGTTTCTTGAGACTTTCTGGTTAAAGACGCCTCTTGACCATAGAGCCGCTTCAGATCCTTTACGGATACCTGTTTGTTCTCACCATCGACTTGGATTTCGACCAGAGTATCTTCTGACAGAGTTGCTTCTTGAGCCTCTTCATCGTCATCTTGATCCTCTTCTTGGTCATCCTCTTCGTCTTCATCGGAACTATCAGGGTCCTCGTCAGTTTCTTCTTCGATTTCTTGGTAGTCTTCGTCTTCGTCAGTTTCAGACAGATCATCCTCATTAGTCTCGTCTTCGAGGGTGCTGTCTGTCGCCTCTAGTTCATCACTTTCTTCAGATAGGTCTTCACCGTCTGTCCAGCGGTCTAGGATGGCATCTGCGGCATCGTCTAAATCTAATGCTCGCATCTGAGGGGCGGTATCTTGGACGTTATTCATGGTCCTATGCTTCCTCTTGGCTGTTGTCGCCTTTAGCAAGGATCTCGTCACGGACGGACACTTGCTGCTTCAAGGTGTTCACTACATCGACTAATGCTCTGTAGTGGGAGAACGTGCGCTCACGCTTGTCACCATCTTCGGGCTTTGAGTTAACAAAGGTCTGGAAGGTGGACTCAACAAGGCTGTTGATTACACGGTCGAATGCATCAGCTGACAATAACGTCTCAGCGTCATCACCAGCCTGCACTAGTTGCTCTTCTTGGGTAGTCATTTGCTCTCCTAAGGGGGATGGGCGTTAGCCCGTTGGTGATGCTATCGCACGTACATCATCGGCAGTCTTCGCTATCTCTAGCTCTTCACCGTCAACGTATTGTTTGTGCTCTAGCTGTGCTTCTTTGAGATCCATGCTGTCGCTCTGGATTGCAAAGCTGCGCTCTGCCTTCATCTGTTCCAGCTGTAGTTTCATCTGGGCGATTTGGGCATCCATCTGAGCCTTCATCTCAGCCACGGCTGTCTGACGCTCTTGGAGTTCTAGTTGTTTCATTGCTGCCTGTTGTTGCATCTCTTGTGCTGGGTCAGGCTGTTGCTCTGGTAGCTGATCTGGTGGCGTCAGGTAGTCATTGACGTTCTTAATGCCATTGTTCTCCATGACATGAGCCATCAGCTTGTACTGGTTCTGTGGTGTGTACATTGCAGACAGGTTTGGATCCCCCACCATCAACGTATGCAGCGCCAGGTACTTCTGGGCCTCTTGCTCTTGCTCACCGTAGCCAAGGTGCATCTCCACGACCACATCACGCTTGCTACTCCACTGCCCTGGGCTCACTGGTACAAACTGACCAGCAATCTCAACGACCTTGTCTTCAGACTCATTCTCCACGACCAGCTGGTAGATGCGCTGGTACAGAGGTTTTAAGAAGTTGTTCGCAAAGTTGCGTGCAATGATCTTCTGGCGTTGCTGGGACATGGTTGCCAGCTGTTCAACCATAGCCGCTGAGTTCTGCTTACTGATGGCATCCTTGTTGAGGCCTTGAGATAACCGAGAGACGCCTGTGGTGTCCTCTTTGTCATCATCGAGCATCTGGATGGTCTGGAAGATAAACGGGTTCAAAGGTGCCTGGGGCATCGCATTGATTGCATCAGGGCGTGATACATTGACCACCCCGCCTACCCGGTTGTCTATCAACTCGCGTGGGTTCGTAAGACCACCTTTGACCACTGTGTATCGTGGGTTGTTGGTGATCATGGCGTGATCGAGGATCGACCGGGTCAACACCGTCCGAGCATTCTGGATTGGGACAACCTTGGAACCAAAGTTATTACCAAAGAAGGCGTGAGGGATGGGCAGCGGGATAAACGGGATGAATGGCTTACGGTCTGCCAGTTCACACTCCAGAACCACATTGCCTGCCTTGATAACACGGTAGAGCTCGGCAGTTCCTGTCGCTTCCTTGTCTAACATTATGTATGCTTCGTATACCGTCACGGAGCGCACCTGATCTTGGTAGCCTTTGGTGTTGAAACCACGGTCACTGCCGATCTCTTCGTGGCGGCTGAGGACCTCTGGGTCTGTCTCCATGTCTACGTCTTCGTGGTCACCGATCTTACTGATGATGTCCTCGTCGTAGCCCATCTCACGTAGCTCTGAGATCGTCTTGGTGGTTCTGTGGGCACAGAAGCTTACCGACTCCAAATCCTTGCTCTGGGGCTCGATCAGGAACTCCTCAGGGGCTACAGCCTCGATGATAACTTGGCTGGTATCTTCAAAGACACGCAGTTCACCTGAGTATAGGCCCAGCGCATCCTCTTCGATCTCCTCGATCTCTACGTTGTCTTGTGCAAGCAGAGTATCAAGCTCTTCCTCAGTAAGGTCTGAGACGGTCTCTAGGTGGCTGTCTTCCTGTGTGGCCCAGAATACCTTGGCAATACCAACGCGAGCGACTAGGCCATCGTGGATGACGGTGTTCATCGTGTTGTAAAGGTTGTTCTGGCGGTTAGCCACGTAGTCACAATAGCTGGTACTAATCTCTGCCAAGGGGACGTCTTCTTGAGACTGGGCTGCAAAGCGAACCGTACGGAATCCCGTACTGAATGTCTCCAACAGCGCTGCCTTCATGCTTTCTACAGCATCATAGACATCCATAGAGACATACTTGCTGTTGCCATCATGTGCTGGCCTAGGGAGTGAGGCATTGTAGAAGTCTACTACACGCTTACGCTCTCTAGAGATCTGTGAATCATAATAGCCTACGCTGCGTCTGATGTTGTCATCAAGTATCGTGACAATCTTATCGTCATCCAGCTTAGTGTATTCATCTTTATTCATGATTAGACCATTTCAATGTAAAATTCATCGCCACTCTCTATTGGTTCCCAAGCTCCCTGGTGTACGTGGTTGGCTAGGGCGAGAGACATGACACAGTCATCAAAACATCCGGGTTCAGCTTCCATAGAACCGCTTTCTGTGACGATGTATGTCAGCATCTCTCGTATCGTTACTTTGTCGTTGAGCTCGATCTTTCCTTCACGCACTTCCGCACGTAGCTGATCGATGACTAGGGGCTTGGTTTTGGCTGTCGTAGTGAACCCAAGCTTGATCGTCTCTCGATCTGTAAGCTTGTCCACTTGGACCTCGGTGTAGAAGTTTGGATAGGCCATATCCTTGCCCAACCTAGTACACGTTAGAATGCCGTGGCTGTTATTCTCGACAACAATGTGGGCCTCATTGTAGTACTCACCTAAGTGATAGAGGACCGTAGCAAAGTGGTCTGGGTGGACATGAGCTCTCCACGTTGCAACCTGTCGCTTCTTGCTATCGAGGACCTGAGCGACACTGTAGTCACCACCCCGGACGCCCATAGCGACATCAGCACCTATGACATAGAGCTCGCCTGGGTCATGGGGTCTGTAGGTCGTTAGCTCACCTCTGGCATTCTCCAGCCACTCTTCGGCCTCTAATGCTAGACGCTGCTTGACGTCCTCAGCCTCAGGTAGGCGCTTCTGTAGGAGCTCTGGGTTAAACACAGGGCGACCAGTTGTCAGGAAGGCTTCTTCGGGCTCTGCAGGGTACTCTTGTCTAAAGAGATCCAAGCCGTTCTGTGCAATCTTCCTACGTCTGAACATTAGCTGCTCATCGTCTAGGTCATACTGCTCGACTAAGTCTTCTTCTTCTGGGGTGCGCTCAAAGTTCTCTGGAACCTTCTCCCGATACTCTGGGTCTACATACCAAGGTATAAACACTGGTATATATCCATTAGTACCATCAACAGCACCCTTCCAGAGGTCATAAAAGATACCCGTGACACCATTGGCTGTACTTTCGACAAAGACAGCTGTGCCAGGGGCGTTAGGGACAGCCTGTGTCAGGCCGTTCCAGTTCTCTTGGGCTGTACTCTTGGGCCAGAAGGCAATCTCTGATGCGTGAACGTGGGTCAGGGTTTCCCCTCGACCAACAGCCTCACCACCAGCCGTGGCAACCACATAAGAACTGTCCAAGACATCGAATGAAAGCTCTCGTCTAGAAGAATACTTTGTGTGGGGCTTCAAGATGTCTGGACAGTTCTCATGGTAACGCTTGGTCATATCAAAGAGCGCACGGGTGGAGTCTGCGTGGTGAGTAATCACCAGAGACTTACATGCTGCCCTCTGAGACACAGCGAAATACAAGTAGCCGCCAACGTAGGTACTTAGGCCTTGCTGGCGAGCTTTAAGGATAATCACGCGCACCTTGCCCTCGTCAGCCATCTGTTTGCAGACAGCATCGTCTAGGATCTCTTGGGCTGGCTTGAGTTTAAGGGGCGCTATGTCCCCCTGCTTGGTGCGGATCTTTAGTGCTGCATTGGCGTAAAAGCTAAAGTCTTCATACAGACGTTTGCGTATCGCCTTCACTTGCTTCTGGGTTGGCATCGGTTTGCTCTTCCTCTTCTTCGCTATCTAAGAGCGAACTTAAGAAGGCTTCTGCCTTGCCGATTGTTACTTCACTCTTGGCAGCTGGTTTGGACCGTGTGAAGTCCAAGATCAGACGCGCAGCCGTAAGGCGATCTCTTGCTGATGCAGGGGCTGTACGCATGATTTCGACAGATGTTTCCAATGCTTCCACTGAATACTTGTCATCAATGTTGTACTCTGGGTTCTCAGACATGATCTTTACTACCTTCTTGGCTTCTTGTTTTGCTTTATCCCTTATTGGCTTCATACCCTCAGCCGTGTGGCCGTCATGGGTCCCCCAGGGTCTACCAACATTCGGCCCCTTAGGTTTCTTCATCCAAGACCTATGAAGTGCTCGGCCTTCTGGCGTCTTCTGGAGACGCGCAAAGTAATTGGATTCACCCGTCCTTGAGTTGTAGTGAGTTCCCTTTGGTGCTTTTGCGACCTTTTTTCGGGGCTGGTTTGGCTTTGGCATCTCTCGTCTCCACTAGTGAGTTTATGATAGAGAGTGTCTCAGGACACTTTTTGCAGAAGACAGGGGCTGGGATGTCTTGCTTGAGTTCATCCAGCATGATTTTGCGCTGGGCATCGGTCAGAAGCGTAGACGTCTTGATGACCTCTATCGTCTCCATGACCTCGACCAGGTCTTGGACTGTTAGTAACATTTGCTCTCCTTGGGTGGTCTTAGGCGGCTGATAGTGCGCCCGGTGGGGGCGTTAGAGCCCCTGGTGCCATCTGTTGTTGCTTCTGGCGTTCTTGCTCTTCTTCAGCTTGCTCTTGCTTCATGAGCATTGCCATAACGACAGCAAAGGCCATCGCTAGTGGGTGGCTGTAGAAGCGGATCTTAGAGCTATTCACAAAGAAGGCCCTAATAGCTTTGGCTGTCTCAGGTGCAACGCTCTTCATCTTCCTAGGATCTTGAAGATACATGATGAGAGGATCGACAGTAAACTCTGGGACGCTGCGAGAGTATTTCTCAAAGTTCTTAATGCGATCCCTAAACTTGTTTTTTGCAAGCCCAGGTTTCATTTCTGCAAGGCGTAGTTTAGCAGGGCCTGTCGGCCTCACTGGTCGATAATTAGAACCACCATTGTCGTAGGCGCTATCATCTTGCAAAGACATAATCTCTTGGACAATCTTACGCTTCTTTGCGTTTGGCATAGTAATGAAGCCGCCAATCATTATCTCTAAGGTATCTACGGGTGCAGCATCCTTACGGCCAGTAAGATAGTTTTTACCGATATCATATGTACCAGTTAAGTTTCCCTCAATGTCTCGACCAGCAATACCATGAGCAACCTCATGAAGTGCAGTAATGTAGGAATCAAAAGAATTTACTATCTTACTTGTGGCAATTACCTCGGTGCCTGGTAGCAAGGCTCTTGCTGTGTTTTCTTTACGGTTATAAAAACCACTAGAGGCCTCACCTTCTTCTCGGAAATCGTCGCCGATTTTACCATCGTCTAGCATAGCGTTGTGGTCATCAAACATCTTCAGGGTAATGCCGACAGCCTCAGCTAGATGTTCAACCATTTGTTGGTCTTTTATGCCATTTTCGTACTGAGATCCGGGCTTACCTATCTCGACTAAAGACCGTGCGTGTTCTACGTGACCTTTTACTTCTTGAACGCCGGGGACAGCACCCCTGGCGGTGGGTCCATCAGGACTTCCTTGAATCCGCTGGGCGAGGATGCCTGCGACTCCTGTGGGTTCTCTGTTGAATCTTGCATCGGAATCGACTGGCCCTCTTCCTCCTGGTCCAGCTGCTCCAGTAGATCCCAGTCCACCTCCGACAGCCATTGCTTTCCTTGTTTCGACAAGTTTTCGGGCTGCGTTTGCGTAGTCTGGCGCTTCGTCATCTGCATATCCTCTGCTTTCCTGACCTTCGGGGGCCTTTGCTGTATCATATAGGCGCTTTTCTGGATACCACAAGAGAGCCTGCAAGTCACTCATCGTAAGGCCAGCGTTTGAGGCCCTAGTCACTGTAGGCTCTGAGTTTAACCTTCCTAGTGCTTCAGTAAACACAGAGCGGATGAAGTCACGCTCTTTAGCACCAGCTGGGGCCTCTACTTGACCATCAAGATACTTTGCCAACCCATTACCAGCTTTTCTAAGGTCTTCAGATATCCCATTTAAGCCAACCCGCCACTCCTTAGACGTAGATTGTTTTGCAATGTACGCCGCAAGATCATTTATGTCTCGCTGGGACATTGTTTTACCAATCTTAATACCTGATGGCTTTAGATAAGACCGTAAAGACTTAAGAGTATCCTTATCAGCACTAGAAATGAGAGACTTTATCTCTGTGTTCTTCTTCTTAACCATTGGCTGGTTGATTTTAACTAAAGACCCGCGCATACGGCCAACTGTACGCATTAGCCAGCGGTCCATAGTTAAAGCATCAAAGTTACCATAGAGATTACTGAAGAAACCATTGCCAATCTTAGGACCTAAGATGGATGCCCCCCGCACTAAGGTATTTTTACCTTCTCCACTGATTTGGACGTTGTATTCTTGTTCAATCTGCTTAACGGGGACTTGAGAGTTCATAAAGTCAGCAAGTAACTGGTGATCACCTTCGTTGCTGTTCGTTTGACGCTCAAACTTCTCAAGCATTGTGTGATATTGCTGCAGGCCACCATTAATTGCTTTAGCTGCCTCCCCAATACCTATGTTTGTAGGAAACCGACCAGTTCTTTGCAGTGTATCGTAGGCATTTGCAGCTAACTCAAAGTTCTTATCTACTTTGGTGCCATTAGATGTGACCGCTAGAGCCCAAATGAACTGCAATTTGTTAACTGGGTTGGTTTGGATCTCTGGGTAGATTTCTGACAGGCTACTAAGAGCGTCAGTTACCGTGCGATCATACCAACCAATGGCATTTGAGTTGTCTTTGAGGGCTTCTAGAGCGTCAGAGACAACGTGATCTGCAAGGCGGCTTACGTTTTCTGTAGATAGCTCGGTTAAATCTACACCTTCTTCTTTCTGTGCAGCCAATGATTTCTCTTGGAGCGCAAGTTTAAGGTCCCTACCTTTGGCAAAGTTGGAGTCTTTAGCAAAACCAAAGGCTGTACCTAATTGGTTAGGCATTTGTATATTTGTAGATTCACCGCGTGGGATCTCTGGTATACTGAGAAGGGGGCCATCTGTAGAAACCTGAGGGCGCTCTGGGCTTTTTGAGACAATACGCACTTCATCATATACCGGGTGAATCTTCCCTCGGACACTGATGTTGCCAATCTTGTTTCCAAGCTCCACCTCACCTTGGGTGGTCGGGCGTAACCTTGGTTCACTAGGTTGGTTGGGGTATGTCTGAAGTGTTACTGGGTTCTGGAAGTCAGAAGACAAAGCGTAGTGGTGCTTGCCACCTACTTCAGTTGAAACAATGGTGGCTGGGCCATCATAGTCAATCCACTTCCAGCCAGCTTTTTGTTTAAATAGGTTGACCTTTACCTTGCGGCCATCAGCTTTCGTGGCTGGCTCAGAGAAGTCATCACTAGTATCTAAGACAGGCTTACCGTCAACGATAGAAACCTTACCGCCTGCATAAGTATTACCTGTGAGATCTTCCTTGGTATCTAGGTCAATATAGTTACCGCCAGGTGTAGGGTCCTCGACCCCAAACATCTGTTGCATTCTATCGTTGTTAAACGGGACAGGCGCTATTCTAGCAAACCTAGGGCTGTCCTCAGTCTCAGGGAAATAACCAAACTCGTTTAAGTCATTGCCCTCAGAGAAGACTTCTTTGACTTTTACCTTCTTAGATAGGATCTTCCCTCTATCTTCGCCCATAGGCCCATAGCCAGATTCGCCATGCTGTTCAGCATATGTACGACTGAGGGTTACAAAGTCACCAGGGTTAATTGTGTCTATATCTGCCTCATCAGGGACTGCTCTATAGATAGTAACTTCAGCCTCTGGGTTACCCATTACTTCCGTTATAATTTTATAGGATTCACGGTCAGCTTGGCTGTTTGGGTTACCGTAATACCTAAGACCATTTTGAGAATATATGTCATCTGGAAAGACTTCACCATTACCAGTCATGTCCCAGAGGGGTGCTGCACCATCTTCTGGTGCTGACGGTTGGTGCTGCATACGGTAATCAAATTGAGGACCCATAGAAAACCTAGGGCTGTCCTCAGTCTCAGGGGCTTGCATACGGCCCACACGGGCTTGCTGGAGCGCCACACGGTCTCTGTAAGGCTTGAAGTATGTGTCTATGACATCCCGGTTAACACCGATGTTCTGGAGCTCTGTGGTGATCTCATCGAGTGCTGCAACAGGGTCTGGTCCTAGGCTAGACTGTACGTCTTCTAGGGCGGTCATCAGCTGCGCTTTGTCAGACACAGATACCCCAGCATCTTCGGATACTTGGGCTGCTAAGGATCTGGCGAAGCTGTTGTTGTCGCTCTTGCCTGCTTGGTAGTTCTCTGGGGTTGTGAACTGGTTGCCAGACTGGGGCTGACTAGGTGCTTCAGTTTGTACATCAGTCTGCGTTGGAGACTGTTGCACACCGCGAGCCAACAGAGGATTGTCCGGGGTTGCCACAATGAGTTCTGGGGCAGTCATCTGGGCGTATTGACCGATGATCGGGATGATCTCGTTGAGCTCTAAGACAGGGTTGGTATCCCCGTCCATATTCTGTTGGATGCTCTCCAAGACAGGTGCTAACTCAGGTTGGCCTGCGAAGTCTTGGGCCATACTGTTGATTGTCTGAGAGAGACCATCCCGTGAGAGGCCTGTGCCAGACAGGATGGTTCCTACCGGGGAGTTGGCGTTGGGTGGAGCATCGATCTGGGTGGCTATGCGAGCTAGAGCTTCTCTACGGACCTTTGCATCCGATTCAGCTGTCTTAGCCTTGTCTACCAGAGAGACTCCAGATGGCGAGGGTAGGCCCTGTGCGTTGACGTTCTTGTTGACGAACCTTGATAGCTTATTGCGGCGACCAGTGGCTGCATCAACCAGGCGACCTAAGCCTACTATGCCTGCTTGGATTGGAACTGACTGGCCTAGGGTGGCTGCGGCTAAACCACCACCAAGGACAATGTTACCAAGGCGTGTGGGGTCATATACAGCACCAGATGTGCCAAGGGGATTGAAGTAGTCAGTGAATTGACTGACGCCGCCCTTCATACCGTCTTTGAACAACCCGGTGATTACATTAGATTTGGCTAAAGCATTCATGAGGGCAGCGCCCTCTTGGTAAGGACCCACCAGGCGAGCTAATGCAGCCATATCTGCCTTGTTGACATATCCAGATACTTTGTTCTTACCTTGCTTTATTGCAGCATTGGCAGGCGCATAGTCAGATAACACTTGATCAAGAGATTTAGCGTTCTTGCTGTTCAGTTTACCCTTGAGGGCTTTCACTAGCTCTGTGATTTCACCATTGTTCTGCTTGCGAGCTTCTTCTAGTGCACCTTTGGCACCAAATTGTGCACTGATGTTTACGTTTTTAAGATTAAAGCCTTCAGCCGCAGCGATTTGCTGTAGTTGTCTAGCGACATCACCAGCTGCAAGCTTGGTAGGGTCATCAAGGTTGTTTACGTTAAGTTTACCATCAGAGGTGAATAAACTCTTAGCTTTAGAAGCGGCCTGTGTACTACCTTTGAAGGCACCACCAGCAACACTACCCGCAGCTGCAGCCTCTTTCAGTCTGTTTAGGATTTCACCTTCTGAAAACTGCTTACCACCTACGGCTTCAGATCCGATGTTAACTAGCTCTTGAAGGCCCTCGGTTGTGCCCTCGGTTATTACACCGCTCGCAATACCACCTAGGATGCTATTAGACGTACCTTTAGGTAAAAGCTTGGCGATACCTAGGGTTTCTAAGGCAGCTGAGATGGCACCACCAGCGGCGGCAATATCGTCTGCTTTCTCTTGGGGTAAACCCTCGATCTCTGACAGGTTTTGGCTGATCTCACCGACAGCAAATGGATATGTAAGAGTACCGCCTGATGCCAAGGCTGCGCCCATGTATGGGGCTGCTTGGGCTGTCTTCTGACCAATAAAGTTAACAAAGTCACCGACACTGTTAATGTCTGAGGTGGTCATGTTGTAGAAGTCTAGGTCCTCTGCAATCTTTTCAGCTTCTGCATTGGCTCTATCAGCACCAGCCTGAAGCCTAGCAGACGCATCTGCATCTACTTGGTCACGATCTATAGGATCAAAACCTAACCCCTCACGAATAGGGTTAACATAGTTGTCGGTGGCACTCTGTAAGAACTGACCAAAGGGCCCTTGAGATAGGTTGCGCTGAAGGGATGCAGTACCAGACATAGACGCACCCTGTGATTGGGCATCGGCTACTTTAAAAGCAGAACCCATAGAGGTATCTTGTGGAGTTATAGCTTGCTGTTGCTGGGGCTGCGCTTGAGGTTCCGTCTTGTTGCCTAGTCTACGCTGAAGTGCCTCAGCTATCTGGGCACGGCTCATCGTGTCAGGAAAGTTGAAGACCTGACCATCTGGGGTTTGTATCTGTGGCATGTTTACCCCTCGTCACTGAACTTGCCAGTGGCAGGGTCAAAGGTGGGTATATCGTTTTTACTTGAAGGACCCACAGTCGTACCGTTGGCAAGGTTAGTATTCATGACAAGCAGGGCATTTCTGTAGTCTGTAACCCACTTACGCCAAATGTCTTCGCTTGCAGTCCAAGCTGGTTGGTCAGACATAAAGATTTCCATCTCTTTCTCAGAGATTGCACCTTTGGTTTGGGCAATGTTTGCTAAGACCCTGTCTACTTTCATAGAGTTAATCTTAAGTCGGATGTTTTCACGCTCGTTGCCTGTCAAACGATCCCAAGTCTGGTTGAACCAATAGCCCCACCCAGTGACACCATCAAAGTCATCAAACCCCTGAAGTACGGCATCAGCATTCTGAAGTGAAAGCCTTGCCTTAGCTGATGCCTCTGGGTCACCCTTGTTTGCCTTAGCTGCAGCTGCCTGTGCTCTAGCTTGGCGATCAGCAATGGCCTTCCTACGCGCCTCTTCGATCTCAAAGGCTTCCATCTCACGGGCACGGTTGTAGTCTTGGATCTGACCGTAGCTATCACTCATTGCACCTAAGCCAGCCAAGGCACCTTGGGAGCTAGCTGCCATCGTGGCACCACCCATACGCATCATAGCTTCGCCTAGGCCAATCTTCTGGTTTGGCATACGGCTTGAGCCACGGGCGTTACCTGTTGCACCCTGAGAGGGTACAGACAGTGCTGGTGCCCGGGGCTGTGGTTGCGCTGGATTACTTAAGACTGGCCCTTGTGGGGGTATGGGTAAGCCTGAGTGCGGGTTAGGACCTTGGTTGGGCATGGGTGGCGGCGGTGCAGCACTCTGTGGTTCTAATACTGGTGGCAATGCAGATGCTTCAACGGGAAACATACCAGACGAATCCATGCCTTGGCCTAGGGGCTGCATGACGTTGGTTTCACTTGGGATACTTAAGACTGGGGCAGTCATGGGGTTAATAGTGTTTGCTTGTAATGCTTGGTCTTGCTCTCTTTGGTGCATACCCGTGAAATATGGCATGACGCCCATGTTTCTGTTTTCTGGGTTACTGTAGTTGGGCAAGTTCATCATTATGCAAACCCTCCTATCCCAGATCCCCCAAACAGAGGATTAAACATTTTGCTATTAAAGCCATTACCTAAGTACTCCTGACCAAACCCAAAGCCAGACTGCATTCCACCCAGTGTCGCTGTAGTTGGGCTAGCCATGTTGGCTGCAGCTTGGTTGTTAGTGGTCGGGGCAGCACCTAGCATTCCACCCATGTAATCCTTGTACATGTTGTAACCAAAGTCTCGGTTGCCCTCGAAGCGGTTGCGAGCATCATTGAGAGCAGCTTGGTCATAACCCTGCAGAGCCTGGCCACCCTGCATACCGTAGCCAAACCCTGAGCCCATCGTGTTGAGACCAGTGTTGTAGGCATTGGAGATCTGGTTGTTCATGTTGCCTGCACTGGTGAGTGCATTAGACTGATCAGTAAACTGTTGTTGTTGCTGGTTGAGGGACCTGTCGATCAGGTTGTTCGTGATGTTAGAGGTAACATCGGAGCGTCTGTCATCATAAGAGCGCTGGGCGATAGCATCGGCTACACCAGCACGGCTTGAGTTGACATTACCAGACCCAGAAGCAGCTGTGTTGATACCGGGGAGCGTTTGCTCTTGTAGCTGTCTGGTGCTGTCACGCATAGCAGCGTCAACTAAGGATCCAGCGTTGTCACCAGCATAGCCGATAGCCTTAGACAAGCGGTCTTCCTGTGCTGCATCGGAGAGGCCTTGGAACTGGTTATACATGTTGTTGGCGTTGGCGCCAAAGCCTGCGTTGTTAGCCATCATGTTGTAGCCACCGCGCTGCATGTCGAGACCAAAGTTACCCATGTTGCCAGCTGTGCCTGTCTGGAATGCGTTAGGTCCAGCGTAGGTGGGTCCTTGGTAGTATCCTGTGTCTAAGACGCCATTGAAGGCACCTTGGCCCCCTGAGAGGGCTTGGTCAACGT